ATTTTGAGTAGGCCGAATATAAAACAATCCCTGGCCGTCGCACAAAAAGTAGTCCCAAATTGAATCGAGATGAGTGTCGATCTGATTGTATTTAATTACACGATCAATAAAATCTTTTCGTTGATTGCCAAAGTTGTCCTGAGCTGGAAAAAATTCAACACCCTGCCGGATGCCAAACATTTTCATTTGCGCCAGGTGAGCCGCAACAACGCCAGTATCTACGCCAATTCCACCGTCCTTTTCAAGGTAGGAATCAACAATTTCTTTGAGACGAGATTTAGCGTCGACAGCCATTAACTATTTTCAACCCACTGGAATTAGTTTAACAGTTTTGATTAAAATTGTGTATTGTACCGAAGTTGTCCACCCATATTGTCCATGCCGCCAGGAAACTTACGATTTAGATTTCGATTAACAAAGAAATCTAAACCAAGGCCTTGTGTTCCGGGAGGCTGACCAATTGTTCCTTGAAGATTCATCATATTTGTTTCTGGTTGATAACCTCCTTGAACATTTATCCTGCCTTCTTTTCCTATCGGAATATTAACGCTACCGCCTAAATCTAAACCGCCCTCTTCTGACTCACGGTAAGAAACTCTAGGGCGAACAGAAAAAACATTCGGGGTGGGCATTCCCGGTATGCCTTGTGGCATTCCCATATTCATACCCATTTGGCCACCAAGAGCAGACGCACCGGGATAAGCCTGAGCAAGAAGGCCGCCTAGATTTCCAACAGGAGTAAACCCTCCTAATGCTTGACGAAATTGGGTATTGTTTGGGCTTTTTTGATCTGGACCCGAAGGAAGTCCATACTGTTCGCGAAAGCCAGGCGGTGGTGAAGTTCCGGGTTGTTTAAGTTTTTTTAATAAGTCAGAATCAACAGGGAGGTTGGGAATTCCTCCTGTATTAGCAGTTCCAAGTAAATTACCTGCCGCACCCCCAACGTTCCTTTCCCCGCTGTAATACATGCTTTTTAAATATCTACTTTTATTTTACTCTTCTATTACTTCGTATCCGCTTTCGTCGTTAACACGAGAAAGAACAATGCCGTTTCCTTTCAAATCCCACGAAAGGATATCGCCTTCAACCCAGCCAAGCTCTTCGATTAAATCATCTGGAAGTTCAATAAAGCAATCGCCGTCACTACCTTCTTGAACTTCAATAATGTAATTGGCGCTCATTTGAAAAGTCGTTCCATCATTTTGTCCAGCTTACTATTAATCTGCTTGAAGTTGTCATGCATCTGTTGAATTTCTCTAAGAAAGTCAACTTTTAATACGTATTCCAACGGCATGCGATTGATTTGATCTTCAAGATGGTCAAGCTTGGTTCCTTGATTTTTGGTGAGGTCTGATAGTTGTTTCATTCGTTCATGGAACCTAGAAAGAATCTTGTTCGCAGTCCAGGTTCCGCCAGAAACACCAGCAACAATCGCTGTTACTGTAAGAGCAAGATACTCTGGTCCCACGGGCGTAAACTTTTTTCTTATTCTACGATTCAGTAATCAACCTGCAAATTACCCTTCTTAGCCAAGCCATTAACAAGCCAAACCAAGGCGTCAACGCAATCATCGTGTCCGCTAACACCAAAATTAGTAAGCTCATCAAACATGGCGGTAAAATTTCGATAACGATTAAAGATAATTTTTCGGTCTTCAAACATACCCATGATGCCCCTAAACCTTGCCAGCTTGTCTGCCCTGAAGCCTTTAACAGGGTGCCAAATTAAGTTATAGAGATTATCTCCATTTAAACAAATTCTCTTAAAGTCTGCCTCCAAGGAAGCCTGGTACTGAACAGCTTCCCCCCAAATATCACATGTGTTGTAAGTCGGGAAATAATTACCGTTAGCGTCTCGTCCAACAATCGACCAATCATTAAGTAATTCTTTAAGTGCATCTAATTTTTCTAAGTTGCCCATGACTCGCATGCGGCGATAATCAATAATATGAACCTTGTCTCCAATTCGTCCACCGAGAACAAAGACGGTGTAATCGTTCTTTTCTTTAGTTCCAGCAGACAAGTCCACTCCAACACCCAGAGCATCAAACTCAGTTGCAATCTCTGCTTTGACAACAAGTTCAGGCGCAAGAGACAACTCATTTTGCCTGACGATTTGATTCATGTACTGGAAAGAAAAAGCAATTGGTGCTTGCCGTTTCTTCTCTTTTAAATAATCAAGAGACCACATCTCTGGCCAATAGGATTCTTCATCTCCTGTTTCGGGATTGTTTTGAATTGCTGGAAGAACAATTTGCGTCCAATTGTTTTGTGAATTAAACGTGGTTGCGTGAATATCATCATGCCTAAAGCGAGTGCCAAGACAAATGGCCCTGGCACCTTCAAACATAGTTGGTGAAATAACAGCATTCCAGTTATCCTGCATCATTTTCCTGATGTCAGGATTAGCTATGTCCGCTGAACTTTTAATCGGGTCATCGACCAGCACTAGCTGACTACGCTTGGATGTAACTGAACCCTTTAGACCTGCTGCACAAAGAGTAAATTGTTCGTCACCAGTAACATCAATACCTGCAAAGCGGTGATCAATTGACCAATATTCATTACTGGTAACGTTCTTAAGAAGTTTAACCACCGGAAAAACCTCTTGGTATTTTTTACTTTCAATAATTCGTTTAATGGTTGCAGATTTAGAACGTGCAATATCAACCGTATATGACAAGTAAAGAATTTGAAGAGGCTTTTTTGCTGTGGTGTGGATGCCTATAGCCCAAGCAGTAAACAAACCAAGTACGCTCGACTTGGCTGAACCACGAGGTGCCAATAAATCAATATTTGGACCAGCGATCTTAAGAAGACAAGAACTGTCTTGATTTGTTATTAACTGACGATGCCATTCAATATGGTGTTTAGCCGGAGGTTTATCTGCTACGTAATCACAAAAAAAACCAAAGTCTTCCCTAGCTCTTTCAAGAAGATCTTCATCTTTATGCTTCTTAACGCGATGTTTCTGTGCTGCTGCTTGAGCATTGCGTCGATAAGCTTGATGAAGGTATGCAGGCACAATAAAACCAATCAGTTAGTTAATACTAACCGAAAGCAGGAGTTCTGAACGGATCTTCTGATTGCGAAGAACGTCGATATTCATCTGCTGCTTTAGAGGCAACCAGGGCACGTTGCTTATCAAACTCCGGTTTAGTTTCTTCTTCTTGATTTTGAGAAAGACCGGGTCCTGTTTGAGGAGAACGGTTAAACGGATTTTGAATCATCCAGCCCTCTCCTGGACGCCACTTTGACCCAGGCGTCTGTAAAGGCATAATATTACGTGGGTTATTAGTGCCTGGGGCTCTCTCCATTCCACGGGGACCCGAAGGAAGAGGATCTAAAGGAAGTATTTGTGCAATATCCTCTCCTCTGGGCCCAAACTGAGACTGTGCGACCGCTTCTCCCCTGGGACCCGTCTTTGCTTGCTTTAAGATTTCTAATAAAACTTTTCCGGGTTCTACGTTTGGTACATATTGCTTCATCACCGGATCGTATTTTACTGGTGTTGAAGGGCCACTAGGTTTTTGAGGTGTATCAGAAGAAGCAATTAGAGTTTCTGTTTCTTGTGGAATATTATTTAAACTTGTTTCTTTGTATTGATTTAAAAAAGCCTGTGCTTCTTCACTGCCTGATGCAGCTTGGTTTTCAACAATTGAAAGGTTTTTTACTGATTCGGGAGATTTTGTTAACGCAGGAGTATCACTTTGGACACCAGTAAAATCTAGTTCTTCTTCTTTTGCAGGTTCAACAGGACCAACGGCTTGAATCGAAGAATAACTAGCTGGCGGCGCTACAGATTCATTTTGAGTTGCTTGTGGTTGAACCGTATTTACAGGTTTATCAGTTGCTGTTCCTTGTTCTGTTTTTGATTTAAATTCATTTAAATAACTAGTTAAATAATCAATTTGTTTTTGTCTTTCAAGTACTGGAACATCTGGTCCTTTAGGTCTTAGATCAGGACCACCTCTCGCAATAATGTCTGCATACATTGGCTCCATTTGAAGCCTTTGTTGCCGAATGATTTCTATTTCTTTTTGTAAAATTTTAATTTTTTCTTGAAGGCCTTGTTGCGTTTGTCCGTATAGTATTGTGGCCATTATTTTGATTCTTTACGTTTTTGTTCTTGATATTTACGAGCTTTATCTAGTGCAGCTTTACGCTTCTCCTTATCGTTCATCTCTGAACCGTCTTCTTTCTTTGCTTCTTTTTTATTAAAATATTCCACCAACTGCGGCGGCATCTTGCCCTTTGTCATTTGTTATTCTCCACGACACCACGCATCCGCTCAACAAGCTGCTTATATTCAGGAGTACCAGGATCTGGTAAACGGGCTGCTCTTCCTGGACCAAAAATGATTCCAGAACGAACAGGAATATTCTCAGGCTGTTTTTGTGGTTGCATCTGTTTTACTCACTTAATTGCATTTTAGCCCATACAGACATTGATGCTTCTTGCAATGGGGCTTCAATTGGATCATCTTTAAAAATAGCCAATAACTCACGTATGGCTTGATCAGCGCCAGCCATCAGTAAGCCTTTGCGATCCTTTGCAGATGTATAGGATTCAACTTGGTTAATAGTTCCGCGCAACTCTTTTGTCATCGCTGCCAGACGAGCAACGCCTGCGTCTCGTTTAACAGCAAAATTTTCAATATCTTCACGCAACTTTCTCATGTCTTCTTGAATTTCTTGGATCTCGTTAATAAGAATTTTTCGATGATCTGGCTTTTTATAATTAGCAGATGTCCAACCATTACAACTTGAAATAGATCCCCTGTAACCAAGGAATCTTGAATAGAGATAAATTTCAATTACAGAGTAAGTATTCTTAGCAAACTCAAGAAAACTTTCTTGGGTAGAGGAATCTAAATTGTCTACCCACTGATCAAATAACTCAATATCGATAAGCTCGTTGGGACTGAGCATAGTCCCTTGCTTCGTCCGCTTGTTTAAACTGTTGCGATTGCTCTGCAGAAGTTCGTTGCTCTCCTGCTCCTTTTCCAATAGTTTCTCGTTCTTGCTCACCAGCAGTCTCCATTTTCTTTTTGGAAAATTCGTAGGCAACACCAGCCGCCTGACGATATTTGTCTAGATCAAACCAATCGTCAATATCAGTTTGTCCAGCGGGTACACTGCTAGTCATGATAATAGATTTATTCCGGTTGCTGTGGAGCAGTTAAGGGTGCGTTCTTATCCATCTCTTCTTGACGACGCTTGGATTGCTGCAAGCGATCAAGGAGAACGCGATAATCATCAAGATTAAAACCTTGTCCTAAAGAAGAGGAATTAGCGGTTTGCATTTTAATCAGAAGTTAGACATCATACTTGCAAGGCCAGTAGCAAAGATGTCGCGACGACCTTCAAGAGATTTTTGACGTT